TTTCTTTTCGGTTCACACCGCCATACAGCTTTTGGTCCACAGTTTTCCAACCAGTGCTGACCTGACCATTTGAGTTTTTGATTCGCATCAACCGCTCTCGGGGATTGAGAAAGTAGTTGGTGCCAATGTCACTAGTAAGCCCAACTAAGATAGCTTCTTTGACTCGCTTTTCCACCTCAGCATAGTTGCCTTTTTGAATCAACTCTGGTGCACTCAGCACAGCATCTGCAATGGCTCGGTTTTTACAAAACTCTTCAATTTGATCCAGAAAAGCTTGTTGCAGTTGGGGATTGATGTTGTCAATTTTTTCAAAATCAATACCAAATTGCGCACTCAATTGTGCTGGCTTAGGCAATGCCCTGTATTGATTTGCGAAATCAATAACAAAACGCATCACAGGTCTCAGCTTGTTCACAAAGTATTTGGGCTGCAATATGTTTTGGCAGCGTGCATAAATCTCTTCATCACTCAACAGAACGCTTACCAGCATTTTTTGCACGTCTTCGTTGTAATCTTTTGCTTCAGCCAAGGTTATCCCCTAAACATTTGTCGTTTGATGCCGATCTCAACATCGTTTTTTGTGCGACTTTGAATCACACTTGTAATGGTATAGAGTTGACCATACCTCCTGCAAGCCTCAGCAGCATCTTTTACATCATCTTCCCACTCTGGGAAACTCACACTCCAGCCAAACATCAATGCTGTGTCAATCAATTCTTGATTCTTACGCTGCCGGTCAGGCAACACTATGATCTCTTGATCCCTGGCTACCAATTGGTATATTTGCTGTTCACTAAGAGCGCTGCCCAATGCTGCAACGCCCTGTGTGGCAATAGCATCAAATCCACCCTCAACCAATATGGCAAACTTGCGTCCAGGAATATCCAGCACATCATTATTGAACAAATATCCATCTGGTATGCTGCTGTTGAAGTAGCGAGAAGTTCCAGGCGGTGGCGAGCCTGCATATCTTGCAGTCCACCCCACAATTTGGTTATGTGAGTAAAAGGGTATTAACACACGATTGTTCAATTGATGTTTTTTGTTGGGACTCCAATAATAATCGTAACCAGCTGCTATGTCTTCCCCACGACTTTCAATATACTCAACAACCTTCAAAAAATCAGGGTCAAACTCAGACTCGGAAAGAAGGCTCTCTATGGGCCTTGCGCCCTCAGGCATTTCAACAGTGGGGAATTTTTGGAAACTGATCTTAACAGATTCTGGTGACGAGATCCGTCCATCCAGTTCTTTTTGTAATATTTCCATCTTCAAAGATTGAATGCTGCTTCGCGGCACGCCCAACCAGTCAAGATACTGTTCAAAACTGCTGCTTAACCTAGTGCCATCAAATCTTGTTTTGAACCCACAATTGAAACAATGGATGCCCAGTTGACCATCTTCTGAAAGTCGAAGATTTCCGCGCATGCGAGTATCAGCTTTGTGGCCTCGATGGCTGCAACAGACTGCATTGTGTATTACCCATCCTTTGGGTGTAACTCTCCGCTGAACTGGAAGATGCTGCATAATTAGTTCGTGTATCAAACTCATACACTATTATAGTCAGCTTTCAGCTTATTTTGTAGAGTATTTTATCTATTGTTCCTCGATTGATTGGATCTGGAATACACACAAATCTGATCCAACGACAATTGATAGCAAAAGTATAACTCCGCAATGAGGTAGTTGTGCTGTCATAATAGTCTTCAGTTACTCCTGGACTGAGATCCACATAAAACCAACTCCGCTCAACTGGTGCTAGGTTTTCCAAACTGGCTTGTATTTTAAAGTACCCTTGCCAATTGGTTTGATAGAAGGCAACTGAAAATAGCCCAGTGTTGTTACCTACACTGTTTTCTGCCCTAATAGCCCCACTAACCAACCATTCTTTCATTTCATCCCAGTCTACTGTTATGGGCGTGAGTTCAGAACCCTTGAGTGTAACACTGGGAATAAATGTGCCGCCCACACTGTCATACAAATCAAAATCACCAATTGTGGAATTGTTGATATCTGTGTAAAGCATCTCTTGATTTTGATAAGGGCGGGTGATTTTCACTTGGTAGCGATATCCGCCTAAACTCCAATTGGATGTATCGTTGCTGCTTAGCACAACTTGTGCTCTACCTTTGAGTTCATCTGTTACAGTACAAGATTTTTCCAGGACTATTGTCTGTGTAGCTGCATGCTCAATTACGATACTGAGTTGGCAATCCACTAATTTGACAGGCCTGCGGTCATTGTTACGTACAACAAAATCAATAATGTTGTAGTTGTTTTTGTATATTTTTGTGTTGTAATTTATCATGGGCCTATTGTAATTTGGGGCGCGATGATCAGTCATGCTCAATTGAACTGGCAGTCTGTAACTGTAGAGATATATCAAGCTCATTGGGATAACATCATCAACAAAAGATTTACACCTATTTAAGAGTGTCTTAAATAGGGCTTGATGGAAAACACACCGCAACAGAGATGGCCATTTTTAACAGAAATCCGCTATCTCAACAAAGATTACACTGGCATTGTTCAAAATGCTGACAACACAATGCTGCACATGTATGTGATTGACCAGACCATGAGCATCCAACAGAAAAAAGAGATTATCCAATGTGGAGAGCTCTATTGGTGGGGTAGCAATCGCCAAATTCCCATCAATGTGTTCTTGCGGGAACGGTTCCGACCCTTCAAAGGGTGTTTGAAGACCTTTGTGAGAAAAGAAGTAACTGTGTTAAGCGGCCCTTTACCCAGCTTGGACACACTTATTAACAAGCGTGGCAAAAAGCGCACAGTTCAGCTTGTTAAGAGCACAAGCTAGCCACCGATCATCAAAAAGTGCACACAGCCATCTAGTTTGATGGCTATTGTGACACTCTGATCAGGGGCAGTAAATTCAGGCAACAAGCAGTCTATGCCCTGGAGGTTGAGCCAGGTTTTCACAGTTTCCTGTGTTTGGCTGTCCCAAACCTCAAACAAGGTCATATAGGTCAATGCTCTTTCAATAGCATCTAGAGTGGACTTAGTCCCCAAGTGAGGTCACCTGCACCTTCACCTTCACACTGCCATCTTTGCCTACCTTCACTTGTGCAGGACGACGAGACTTGAGATCCTTTTCGTCACCTTTGCTCCACTTCATCCAAGTGCCAGTGAGAGTCCAGGCCACTGTAGCAGCATCAGTTTCGTCACTGAGTTTTAGGCTGGCGCTGAGTTTGTCTTCACTTTCGCCAAAAACTTCCAGGAGGTAGTTGTTTTCCAGTTCACTGAGAAAGCTTAGTGTGGTTCCAAGATCAGCTAGGGAAATCTTGGGTGCCCGGAACCAAAAGTGTTTTTTGATGTTCTTTTGACGAGACAGCCAATCATTTTCCAGGTTTTCGCGCACCAATACCTTGGTCTCACCCACTGTAAGATGGTAAGTGTGTCCAAACATATTGGCAGAGTGTTGCCAGTCTAGTGATTTGCTCATACATGTTGCTCCTTATACCTGTACACTATAACTGCCATTTGCAATTAATTCAACCAGAAGGTTGAGCTGCACTTGGATAGCCACAGCGAGACTGATTGCATGTGATTTTTTGAAGCTGTAGTTTTGGTTAGGGTCAGGAGTCCAAATTTCAGGATCAAGGCTGTGCCAACCTTGATTTTGACATTTCCCAACCAAATGCCTTTTGCCAGGCCGGATCAAAGCCAAAATCATAGCCAATTGCACAGTGCTCTTGGGCTTCAAGCGGCGTACTAAATCAAAATGGTTATTGATATGGGCAAGCTGCTTAACAACTTCTTCATGTTCTAGAAGTTCCCACATTGGAGCAGTGCTCATCAACTGTGATAGATGTGCCTCACTTTGTACCCCAGCATAGATGCTGTTGTTAAGTATATCAATTTTGTAACAGTTTTTTTCTTCAGCAACATCATAAGATATGCTGCAACATTCCAAAAATGGATGTTGGGGGACGTTGTGGAAATATACACCGCTGTTGTGCAAGGAATACTTGTTGTTCTTGACAATACTGGCGGGAATATGTGGAACTACATTGAGCAGTTTTTTCCTATCTCCAGTGTCAATGTCAATATCGCCAAGGAATGCCAATACTTTAGGTTCCACCTGTTATCCTATCCATTTGTTTTGACAACGTGTCTACTTTTTGTGTCAGCTTTGTTAGACTATTGTTAGCTCTGATAAGACGATTATGTAAATCAATACAGGTTTGTGATGTTTGAATAATTTTTCGTTCAAGATCTTCAATCCATTGAGGATCAACCATCACAACCTTTTTGCCATCAACTTCCAAACTTTGTAATTTGCCAAGGCTTGTTAAGCTTACCTTGCTCTTGCTGATCAAGGTGGGCTGCGCAGCAGGTTCCATTTCCTCGTTTCCATACATATCTAGATTCAAACGATCACTCATGCATTTTTCCTACATTCCAGCTTCTGTCAACACACTTTTGATTAAATCAGCCTGTTGTTTATAACGGAGCAGTCTTACCTTCCATTTTTTCACTGGCGCAACCGTTTGTATCAAATACAGTTGCTCAGGATTACATCTTTCAAAAAATTCCACTGCGCTGTTACAATTATATAGCATCCAAGGGCTGATTTTGCCTTGTGATATCCATCGAGTAGCTAAGTTTGGATTTACCTTTATCCAAAAGTCTTGCATGGGCAAGTCTTGCTCTTCAGTCCATTTTTGAACTGTGCGCAAGCTTCTCTGCAATCCCATTTCAGGGGTTTCATCATGCAACAGCTCACTCAAAAAGCTGTTGTATAACAGCACATCACTCCATTTTTTGAAATCAGCTTTTTGTTTCAATAACCACCGCACATATGTTTCAATCTCCTGAACTTGCTGCTCAATCAACCAATTGCCAAAGCGCACAAACTCAGTGTAATGCCTACTAACACAAAACTCTTGATAACTTTTGCTCTTGAGTGTTGTATTTTTCGGTGCTGTGCCTTCATTAAACAATAGATATGATGCATACCCCAGCTTGACATCTGGATTGTATTGGGCTTCACTCCTGCGCCTTGGTTCGCAACTGTGGGAAACCAAGGTTGCTTCTTTGGCAAATGCTTGTTGACACCAAGTGCAGAAGTGGGGCCGATTTAAATCAATCGCCTTTGGCAGCTTTTTTGAGTTCGTCTTTGAGCTCTTTGATACCACGGTCATCCATTCCACTGTATTTGGCAATTTCCATCAACTCTTCATCACTGTGATTGGTTTTCAAAATCATCATCTCTGCTTCATTTACATCACCATACAATTGAGTCAGCAAAGCCTCTGTCTTGGGTGTCTTGGAAGCTGTAGACTTGGTGCTGATCCACTGATGGTACTGTTTTTTCCCCACACCAGCAACACACATCAGCAAGTATTGCAGTTCTGGATGTTTGCCTAAATTCCATAAGCCATTGTTCACAAGATCATTAGCTGCCAGTACAAAATATTCTTTGTAGGGATTTGAGTCTGGGACGGCAGAAAGCCAGCGAACTACCACTTTCGGTACAAAGCCCTTGCGCTCTTCTTCAGTTAAATTTGCATAAAATCCGCGATCCTTTTTGTCAATAGCCTCCAGCAGTACCATAAGGTCCAGTTTGAAGCTTCTTTTTGCTGTTGCTGCTTTTGCCATAATATTTCCTTATCTAGTGTAATTGTAGGCTGTAATCTTGGTTCATTCAAGGCATCCATATAAATATCAGTAACTGCAATTGGTGCAGTTTTATGGGGTTACCCGCCCCGTATGGCCTAGAACGCCACGTAGGAGACCAAAAGCAATGGGACGACCACTTAACAAAAAATATTTTGGCAGCTTGGCTGCCTCGGGAATTGGAGGCGAAGGTGTTGCCTCTGTAACCATAACCGGACAAGGTAATTATACTAGTTTGCCAACAGTGGGCTTTAGCCCGCCATTATTACCAGGCGGCATTTCAGCTGTGGGTAGTGTGGTGATGGAACTGCGCACTGTTGCCATCAACAATGCTGGTGGATCTTACACAGCAGGTGACGTGCTAGTGATCGGCGGCGGCGCTGTGGTAGGTGATACCACTGCTGGCACATACACTGTGCAGGCCGAGATAGTTGTTGACACAGTTGACGGTATCACAGGAGCTATCACAGCTTTTGAAGTTTTGGCCGTTCGCGGATCATATACAGCACTGCCTGCAAAGGTTGCTGGAGGCAGCAATATCACAAACCTCAGCCTAGATGGCGGCTCAGGCAACAACGCTCGTGTGGATGTAACATGGCGGGTTCTTTCTGTTACTGTGACAACAGCTGGTTCAGGTTACATTAGTGTAGCTGATGCTCTACCTACTTTCAGCGCCGGTACTGCTACAGCAACTGGCGCAGCAGTGCTCACCAGCACAACTGAGCCAGCTATCACTCCTTATGCTGTTACCATTGACGGTGGCACAGTTTTGCCAGCCGATATCATCAAACAAACTGGTGACAACAACTACATCATGGAAACTACAGAAGGGCAAACTCTCTGCACGTTGGGTACTACTGATACACCTGTGTTTGGCGGCGCATACCTTCTGGCAACTGACGCAAATGGCAGCACATACTATGTGACAAAGCTTACAGCCCATCTTGCTGTGTTGACCCAAAAAGCTATGGTTGGCAGCTATGTTTGGCAAACCGGTGAGCTAGCTCCTTGGGGCCTTGAGGCTGCTGACAACCTTGTTGTGCAAATCAACAATACCTAAGACAGTTTCGCTGCCTTGGTAAAGCAGTGGACTCTGGAAACCCTCTCAAGCAAGCCCGAGCGAACTTGAGAGGGTTTCTTTTTGACTACCAGGTAATATAGGCTTGGGAGATGCTGTCACGCAGTTGACTTGTGTCCACATCAACCATCTGATCTGGCATATAGCTGCTGGGCCCCTGCCGCATAGTGACTGCATCCACATACATTGAAAATTTACCCTCTTCGGCAGTTTTCAACACGCTGGGAATCTCCAGTTCCTGCAGGATTGGGTCAAACTGTTGCACAAAAGCCGTATCCACTCCCAGCATACTGAATCTGGCGTTGTAGTGGGCCTGGCCTTTTTCCTGCCGAAGTCGCAGAACCAAGTCCAACCCAGTGAGATCGTGGGGGGCGAAGTTTTCACCAAATCCCACATTTTTGTAGCCGAGTAGAAGAACGTTCACACCTTCCTGCCAGCAACGTTCCAGGAGTTCTGCTGTTTCAGCAAGGTCCACGCTGCCTACCACATGCTGAGCCATAATGGAGGGCAGTTTCCACCACTTCTCGCCCTGACTCTTCATGTGATTGTCTAGGTTACTCCTAATCTTGGAGATTTTGTTCAAGTCTTTGGCATTGTGAATACTCACACCAATAGCACCAGCATGGTTCACTACAGCCAATGCCTTCTCCCGATCCAAACTCCACTTAACACCAAAAGTAGTGAAGTTTGGTACAATGTTCTTACTTGCGGTGTACTGAATGATCTCTGCGAAATTGGGGTGGTCAGTTGTCTCCCCGCCACCATAAGCAATTTCAAACACTCCCATCCGACTAAACGTATCAACCAAATTGAGAACTTCACTCAGTTGTGCATGCTTGCCTTCTGGGGTGCTGCCCTGATAACACCAATTACATTTGTAAAGGCAGTGGTCGGTCAGCTTAACGTCGACGAGCTCAGGATAAGTGCTCTTGACGTAAGGAAGAGCGTCATCTTGCATGCTGAGCCGCACCTTGTGCCCACTGCTGGGGCTGAACAAGGTCCAATAATCCCCATCCTGGCGAATGCGCTTTTCGCCCGAGTGTTGGATAGCCGCAGTGATGTCGTTCTCAAAGCTGCCGTCTGGGGGTGTTTGCCCATCGCTGTTGTCGTTCCCGCCGAGGATAACAACATCATCGCGCATCACATACTGGTAGAGGCTCTTGACAAATCCACCATCAACAGGATCTGAGCTTGAGAAAATTCCCCAAATGCTTTGATGGTCCACACCATAGCTGCAAAAAGTGTCTGCTGTGTAGTTTGTGCCAAGCCAGCTGTTCATCAACTGAACAGCGGTTTCCCCTGACACATTTTCCCTATCCAGAGCATGGTATAGCTGGGTGGCAAAATACGCCGACTTGCTTTCTTGATCAGCCAGGGTGAACTGTTCCCAACCATATTCAAAGCGGTTGTGCTCATCTGTGCCAACCCGCATTCCGGCTGGAATCATCACAATGCTGTGACTACTACTGCTGTTGGTAGCAAAGCCAGCCCGAACGTTGAAAATCTTCACAGCAACCTCTCTCGTGTGTTCAACCATTATACACACGAGAGAAAATACGTCAAGCTAGACCAATTGGCGAATATCCAGTTGATCGGGCAGCTTGCCCAGCTCTTTCACAAAAAACACACATAAGGGATTACTGCCTTGGGTCAATGGAAAGGCCAGTATGTGTCCATTCTTCAATCTGGGAAAATACCACTTGACATCACTGAACACATTGAGAATTTCAATGTTACAGAAATCAGGCATGTAGCCTTTTATGGGATTGATACAAAATGCATCAAAATCCTTGTCGTTTAGGTCCACTAGCTTCATGATTTCCAAATCACCAGCGTGTTTGTCTCCCACAACAATGCTCCAATCCAAGGGCATTTGTATGTTGTAAGGTCCAATTTTGATATCTGCACAAGGGCTATGGAAAATATCTAAGAAGATCAATGGGTACCAATAGTAGTCAATGTTGTGGCTATCACTGTAGTCAAGAACGCAATAGCGCAAATCATCCACTTTTTCAGGAAGTTGATTCAAGTCATACGCTGTATTTTCTGTGGTCAAAATGCGCAAAGGAGTTTCCTAATGTGATGATCACTTATTTAAATTGAAATCACACTAGTAACGGATTTTTTTCACCTCAAAAGGGTATTCACTTGTTTTGTAAAACTGTTTGCGTTTGTTAAGATGGCTGTTACTGAACTTCATCTTGCTGCTGATGTCATAAATTTGAACACTGCTCTTGTCATCTGCCATTCGTAATCCACGCCCAATGCTTTGAATAGTTCTTACAAAACTTTTGCCTGCTTCAACCAATACTAGATTGAAGATTCTGTTGATTGAAATACCTGTTGACGTGGTGCCATATGTGGCTACCATTATTTTATTATCGCTGAAATTGATCTCTTTGTAATGCTCTCTACGATCTTTGGCACTCATTTCTCCTGAGATGAATACTGCTCCACTTAGTTGATTATAGAGTTTTTGTCCAGTTTCAATACGGTCAACAAGAACAAGTGTGTTTCCTGACTCAGCTATTGTCTCGATAGTTTGTGCCATCCATTGCAGCCTCTGATCATTTGTGACCAAAAACTTCAACTCTTCCTGGTAGTTTCCATATTGGAATGTTTCTTGTGTTTGTAAGCATGTTACATCACACTGTGCCAGCACTCCTTTGTCTTGCAGTTCTTTGGCAGTAAGGCTTCCAATTTGCGGCCCAATAGCAGTAAACAAACCCACTTGTTTGTATTCTTCCTCAGGAACGGTGCCAGTCAGTCCCCAACGAATGGGAATGTTTTTGAACACGCTTGTGAGTAATTGATGTAACACATTTAAATCTTTTACTCCATGGCACTCATCACAAATCACACACACCAAATCTTTCAAAAATGTCTCTAACTGATCTCCATCAAGAGAGTCTTTGTTCTTTTTGTCTAGAACATTCAAGCTCTGCCATGTGCAGATAGTGTGTTTGCAGGTGTACTCTTTTCGATCACCAAACAATACCCCTACATCAAGACCAATATTTCGATAATCTTCTTCTGTCTGTTGCACAAGATTCTTGTTAGGAACAATAACGATAGTTCGTCCACGCTCTTCAACAATTTTTGAAAGTGTGGCTGTTACAATAGTTTTGCCAGCTGAAGTGGGTAGTACATTGACCCCTTGTGGGTTTTGGAGACAGAGATTGATGGCGTCTACTTGATAGTCTCGCAATTGAATTGGTTGACCAGCAAATCGATGCCCTGCAGGCCAAGTCAAAGGACTTAGAAAATTCTCATCAATTGATGGAAAGCTGATGTTGTGAAATGCACGTTGATCGTCAATCTCAAACTCATAACCATGTTCTTGTAAAACAGGTAATAGTCGATCCAGAATGTTGAGATAGGTTTTGCCTCCGAGTGTCATATAAGACATGCACCCGTTCCATCTACCCATACGAAAAGCTGGGGAATATCGGGCTTGTGGTAAGAAATATTCAACAGACTTAACCATTGCACGTTTTACGGGCAAATCTATATTTTTGATAGATATATTCACTTCATCTTCTATGATAATTTTAGCTATCTTTGTCATATAAATCCATAATTAATAAATGATATCATAGTGTATCACAGCCAATATAATAATGCAATGACATAAATAGACTTGTGGTTCACGGAGTTGGCGCTCCCAACCACTCTATCGCTTAGAAGGAGCAACAGCATATGGCTATTTACAGAAAGTATCCCCTTGGATACTATGTTTATTATTATTTGAGAAATCAAGACAGCGAAACCACTAATCAAGGATTATGTGGCACCCCGTATTATGTAGGCAAGGGATGTGGTGCGCGCGCCTGGAGGTTTCACACAAAAAATATACGAATACCGAAGGATACAACTAATATTGTAATAATTACAGAGGGACTGACCGAACACCAGGCTTTCCAAATAGAATCATTGCATATAAAACTATGGGGACGTAAAGATCTAGGAACAGGCATATTACACAACAAAACAAATGGTGGTGATGGAGCAAGCGGAACAGTTCGATCTCCAGACACACGGGAAAAAATACGCCAGACTTTGAAAGCTCGTCCTGGCCGCAAGCATTCAGAATCTACTAAGGCACTCATAAGTTTACGTAATAGAGAACGGGTGTTAACTCCTGAGGCTAGGGCAAAAATGCTTGTCAATTTGGAAAAAGGTAGGGGCAAACAATCGGAACAAACCCGACAAAAGATAAGTCAAAAACATAAGGGGCGCAATCGCTCCGAAGAACACAAAGAATCATTGCGAAGAGCATGGATAACTCGGGACAAGACGCCTTACAACAAAGGAACAATCAGTCCTAGACTATGCTGTATCCAGTGCCATAAGGATTATGGCATAAGTCAGTTCAAAGTACATTTGAAATTAGGATGTGATGCAATATCACAATAAGGATAATTTAAGGGATTACTGGTAATTAGGGTGTTGTAAGAATGCAACACCCATCGTCCCATTTTGAAAGCGGGACTATACCGAGCTGATGGCAAGAAGTATTTGACAGAATTAACCAATGCTCTCTTGACAGGTAGGTCGATCCCTGTGATTTGAATGTTTACCTCGTCTTGAATAATTATCTTTGCAACTTTGCTCATGTTTCCATCTCAGTTTCAAGTATTGATTGTAATTTAGCATCTGACTTCAGCCAAGTTGTGGTAGTGTAAATACTCTTATGCAACTTAGTGAATTGGAAATAACCAAACAATTGAAAAAGCGCGGACCTGTTCACTGGCAAGAAGTTGTGAACAAACATGGCTGGGCGCTTGTTGGGTGGGGTAATGAGGCTGTAGTGGTAGGTCATCCTGAAAAACCCTATGTGCTTAGAATTTTCAGTAAGGACACGCCCTATGTGGATTGGGTCTATTTAGTTAAGTCACATCAAGAAAATCCACATTTTCCCAAATTCAGCCGCTACGT